CAATATGGACCATTTACAGTTAATACAAGAATATACTCATGTAATCTGATACGAAACGATTTACCTTTACCAGACAGATGGAGAGGTAGGTACAATGAAGATACTGATTTGTCTTTACGAATACTTAAGAAAGGTTGGTGTACAATTCAATTTAATGTGTTCTTACAAGAAAAGGCTAATACACAAACACTTAAAGGTGGTAATACAGATGAGTTTTATGCAGAAGAAGGTACTATTCCTAAATCTAATATGCAGATGAGATTACACCCAGATGTAACAAAGCTTGTGTGGAGGTATGGTAGACATCATCATTATGTAAACTACAATAAATTTAAAAGAGAAAATAAACTTATATTTCGTGATGATTATAAACCTAAAAAAGGTGTTAATAACTATGGATTGAAGCTCAAAAAGATTGCAGATTAATTATTTTTCGTGGTATATAAAAAAAGATGGCAAATATTTATTTAAAATTACATGGAATTTTCAGCAGATTAAGTACTTATTTCTACCAAAAGTATATTGATGAAAGAATGAAAAGAAAATGAACGAGATTAAAAAAATTGTTGCACCTAAGAAACCTAAAGGTAGACCTAAGATAGAATTGAACTTGGTAGAACTTGAAAGATTAAGTACTTTAAATTGTACGATGGAGGAAATCGCCTTGTTTTTTGATGTGCCATTAAGAACATTAGAACACAAGTATACACACGAACCAGAAGTAAGAAAAGCAATAGATAAGGGCAGAGCCAGTGGTAAATTATCATTAAGAAGAAAACAAATACAAATTATGGACGAAAGCAATAATGCCACAATGGCGATTTGGCTTGGTAAACAAATATTAGGGCAAACAGATAAACAAGAGATAACACAGGAAATTAATGTAGAAGAAAGAAAGGTACTTGATTTAAGTAAGCTAACTGATGATGACCTCAACACTATTGAAAGAGCACTTAAATACGCTGTCGTTGAACCAAGTGAGAGCCGAGAAGATGAGACGCTCCCTCAAGTTGTTCATAAAAGAAGCATGGCCAACAATAGAGCCAAATAGAATTTATAACGACAATTGGCATATTGATGCAATCGCAGAACATTTACAGGCAGTCGTAAACGGAGATATTAAAAGACTAATTATTAATATTCCACCAAGGCATATGAAGTCTATATCTGTATCTGTTGCACTACCTGCATGGACATGGACAATAGACCCAAGTAAAAAATTCTTGTTCGCATCTTATGCCTTAATGTTATCAATTAGAGATAGTGTTAAATGTAGACGATTGATTGATAGTCCTTGGTATAAAGATACATTTGGTAATCAGTTTCAATTAACAACAGACCAGAACCAAAAACAACGATTTGAAAATGATAAAACTGGTATGCGAATCGCCACATCTGTTGATGGTGCATTAACTGGTGAAGGTGGTGATATAATAATTATAGATGACCCACATAATGTAAGAGAAGCAGAATCTGGTACAGTAAGAACATCAGTACTTGAATGGTGGGACCAAGCAATGCAAACAAGATTAAATGACCCAAAGAATGGTGCATTTATTGTGATTATGCAAAGAGTACATGAGAATGATTTAACAGGTCATATATTGGCAAATGAATTTGAAGATTGGGACCATTTATGTTTACCTGCTAAATATGAGGCAAACCACCCTACCCCAGTAAAGAGTACATTGGGATTTATAGACCCAAGAACCAAAGAGGGTCAATTATTATGGCCACAAAGAATAGATAGTAGAACATTAGATAATTTAGAAAGAAGTTTAGGTACCTATGGTGCTTCTGGTCAATTACAACAAAGACCAATGCCAAGAGGTGGTGGTATTTTGAAGGCAGAATGGTGGGAACCATGGGAAGAAGAAGATTTACCACATATTGAATATTTGATACAATCGTATGATACAGCCTTTTCAACAAAGGAGAAG